ATGCTAAAATTAAAACCAGTTCAATGTTAGAAGAATTAAAAAGTGATTATATTGCTGTTGAAGGAGCAATCCTTGTCAGATCACCCGATGCTGTGATAAAATTATCATATGTTTATGGCGTTGTCATTGCTGAACTTATGTCTACGGGTGCTTCAGTTATTACTATTTCTCCGAGCTCTTGGCAGGCGTATATTGGCAATAAGAACCCGACTAAAGAAGAGAAGGCGGCTATCAGAGTAAAGAACCCAGGGTACGCAGACTCTTGGTATAAAACTCAATTAAGAAACATGCGTAAGCAGAGAACGGTAGATTACTTTAACAGTAAGTATAGCCTGACCATAACAGATTTTGACGTAGCAGATGCATTCGGCATTGCTCATTATGCTAATAAGGTGTTGACAGAACGATGAAACTATATCAAAGCCAGACCTGGTTATATAGAAGATATGTTGTTCAAAAGAAAACGGTAACAGAAATTGCCGATGAGTGTAAGGTCTCTGCTATGACTATACAGAGATATTTAGAGAAATTTCAGTTAATTAAAAAAAGATGATACCTAAAATAATTTGGCAAACATACAAGGACCATTTCGATATGCTACAGCCGTATATGAAAGATGCCGTACAAACTTGGAAAGATTTAAACCCAGACTACGAATATAGATATATGAGTGATGAGGAAGCTGCTATATTTGTAAAAGAATTTTATGGACAAGAGATGCACGACCTATTCATATCATTCCCTGTGGGAGTAATGCGTGGCGATCTTTGGAGATATTTAATTATATATGCTTATGGCGGAGTGTATTCAGATTTAGACACTTTATGCAAACAGCCTATAGACACTTGGTTAAAGCCAGAATACGATATGATAGTTTGTCCAGAACACGACCTACATTTCTGCCAATGGACATTTGCAGCTTCAAAAGGAAATGAAATAATAAAGTCAGTTATAGATTTAATTGTAGAAAGAAATAAAAATGCAGATTATAATATCCCACATTTTGTTCATTATTATACTGGTCCAGCAGTTTGGACTAGCGGAATATTAAAAGGGCTAGGCGTTGAAGAGGAAGATCATAAGTGTGATGAGCAATCTACAGATGGTAGATGTAGACATGCACAATTAATAAACAAATCAATAGAATTTAACGAATATGAATCTGTAAAAAATAAAAAATTTTTCTGTTATGGTGGAGAAAATTGGAGAATATTTCATCATACCGCAGTGCATCATTTATATGGAAGTCAAAATTGGCACGATGGATATATTAAATGGATTGAAGAACCTTTGGCAAAGAAGAGCAGATGACTTCACAAAATAATCAAGATAAATTAGCTTTAGAAATTTTAGGAAATGAACCCAACTACTTTGTAGAGTTTGGCGCTGACGACGGAATAACTAACAGCAATACATACACATTAGAGAAATATTACGGCTGGTCTGGAATCTTGGCAGAGCCATCGATATATTCACATGAAAAATTATTTAATAATAGATCATGCAATATAGAAACTAATTGTGTTTATTACGAATCGGGATTAGAAATTAATTTTACAGAAGTAGGAAATGGCTTATCTGCTATTACTAAATATGCCGATAAAGATAGTTGGGCACAAACCAGAGCAGGAGGCACAATATATAAAGTTAAAACTATTTCATTAAAAGATATGTTAGATAAATATAAAGCGCCATCAGAAATAGGGTATTTGTCTATTGACACAGAAGGCAGTGAATATGATATACTAAACGCATACGATTTCTCTAGAATGTTTAAATTAATTACAGTAGAGCATAACTATACTGAACAAAGAGAAAAAATATATGAACTTCTAATACAGAAGGGTTATAGGCGGATATATGAGGATGTATCCCAATGGGACGATTGGTATGTATTATGACATTAAAACCAGTATTTGAAGATGTTACGCAATTTAATTGTAGCGATCTATATTTAAAATCAGTTGGTGCCCCAGCTGGCAATGCTATTTGGACAACCTGCCACGATATTGCACACATGTTAATTGAAAAAAATATCTCATACGGTAACTCAGCCCTTGAGCCAGCTAGAATATTTTCAACGGCGGATTCAACAGAACAATTAAAAGTCCGTATAGATGATAAGCTAAATAGAGTAAAAAATAACCAAGGGTTTGCGGGAGATAATGATATCGATGATTTAATTGGATATCTAGTTCTCTATAAAATAGCTAGATCCAGTTGATTTTTTAGTCGACTAAGAGTATACTCTAGTATATGTCCGAAATTGAATTAGCCGACCACTTTGACCGAATGAACATAGTAGTCTCAGAACTGCTAAAGGGAAACAACCCAACTCAAATTGCAACCGTTACAGGATTTAAAAGATCCGAAGTAGTCGAGCTAATAGATGAGTGGAAGAGCGTAGTCCACAATGACACAGCGGCCCGTGAAAGGGCTAAAGAAGCTATCTCTGGAGCAGACCAACACTACGCAATGCTTATTAAAGAAGCATGGAAAACTGTTGAGGATGCAGATCAAGCAGGACAACTGAGTGTTAAATCAGGAGCACTAAAGCTAATTGCAGATATTGAGGGCAAAAGAATTGGAATGCTTCAAGAAGTTGGGCTATTAGACAATGCAGAGTTAGCAGATCAAATTGCTGAAACTGAACGTAAACAAGACATCCTAATAAAAATACTAAAAGAAGTAACTGCTTCGTGTCCTAAATGTAAAATGGATGTTGCAAAAAGATTATCTCAGATTACTGGCATTGTCGAGCCAGTATTTATAGAAACGGAAATATCATGAACAATAGACTTTTTATATTTGACTTAGACGGGGTACTTGTAGATAGCAAAAAAATACATTTTGATTCATTAAATATTGCATTAAAAGAAGTAGACGAAAAATATGTGATATCAGAAGATGATCAGTATGGAATTTTCGAAGGTCTTACAACAAAACAAAAATTAAAAATATTGACTGAAACTCGTAATCTGCCAGAAGAGTATCACGAGAAGATATGGAAATCAAAGCAGGAAAAGTCAATTAAATTTTTTGAAAATCTACCTAAAGATGAAGAATTAATTGAAATATTTAAAGTTATTAGAGAGTATAACGTAGATGTTGCTGTAGCAAGTAACTGTATTAAAGAAACTGTTGAGGCCTGCCTAACATCTTTAGGCTTAATAGACCATGTAAATCTTTATCTGGCCAATGAAGATGTTGTTTCGCCAAAACCAAATCCAGAAATATATTTGATGTGTATGGAAAATATGCAAACTACTAAATGGCATACAGTTATTTTTGAGGATAGCCTTGTTGGTAAATCTGCAGCTGTTTCAAGTGGAGCCAAATTGGTAAGCATTAAAAACAGAAGTGATCTTAATATGGATTTAGTATTAAGTCATTTGAATCCAACAAGAAAAAATATAAATGTTCTTATTCCAATGGCTGGAGAAGGTTCCAGGTTTGTTGAAGCAGGATATGCAACACCTAAACCTTTAATTGAAATTGATGGAAAGACAATGATTAACATAGTCCATGATTCTATTGATCTGGACGCTCACTTTATTTTTGTTGCAAAAGAAGAGCACGTAAAAGATTACGATTTATATAAAAAAATTGGTGAATTTTGTAACGACTTTGAGATTGTAGTGCAAAAAGAGAAACTAGAAGGGGCAACCTGCTCAGCTCTTTTAGCAAAAGATATTATTGACAACGATTCGCATTTAATAATTGTCAATTCAGACCAATACATAAGATGGAATGCAAAAGATGACATGAACTTGTGGGTTGAATCTGGAGTAGATGGTGCTGTTATGACATTTCAATCTAACGAAGATAAGTGGTCTTATGTAGAGCTAAAGGATCCTTTTGTAAGACACGTATACGAAAAAGTTGTTGTAGGTCAAGAAGCAACTTGTGGACTTTATTATTGGAAATCGGGATCAGATTTTGTAAAGTATGCTCAACAAATGATTGATAAAGGAATAAGAACTAACAATGAATTTTATATTGCTCCAGTTTACAACGAAGCAATAGAAGATCAGAAAGTCATAACTACTTTGCGAGCAAAAGAGTTTCGTGGGCTAGGAACTCCAGAAGATTTAGAAAGATATTTGGATCAGGGACAAAATCCTAAGTTTACTCCCAAAGATAAAAGCAGGTATTTTTTTAATAATTCTGAAAACGTGCCAAAAAATGATGAAGACTATATAGAGTCTATATATGAAATTACTAATTCAGAAATTTGCGTATCTTATTTAAATGCCAAGTACGAAGTTTTTGACTCTAAGTATGATGACTTTAAAGAAGAAAGTTTGCAAAAGGTTGTAAGTGCTGGGCCGCATGACCATCAGCTTATGCTTCATCCAATAATAACTTCAATAGACAAGAATTACGTTAAAGGCGAAAAAGAAAAGTCAGTTTATGTAACAGCCTACACATCAAGATTTTTTCATATCTATTTAGAGCTTCTTCCAAAGTTATTCTTTTTGAAAAGAATAGACCCTGACTTTAAATTAATTATTTTAGCAGACACACAAGTTGATAGAAATGGAATTTTTGTTGGACTAAATAGTAAAAATGCTAAAAATTTATACGGAAGAGAAGAAGATGCCTCATCCCTAGCGTTTTGGCTAGAGGCTCTCGATATAGATTTTGAATGCGTTACACTTAAAGATTTAATGGAAAAAAATTTAACATTTGCAAAGTCTTATGTTTTTTATGAAAGAAAAGATCTAGTTGTCCATAATGCAAAAAAGGAATACTGTGACCAATGGCTAAACCCAAGTGTTTCAAACATGATGGTTTATTTCCCTGCATGGCTTTTACATAGAAGCAATGGACCCCACGAGCTAGATATAATTAACTATACAAGAAATGAAATAAATTCATTTTTAGAAAAAAGAAAAAAGATAAAAAAGAAGATATACATATCTAGAAAAAATTACGAAAGAGTTCATCCTAATGAAATAGGTATTGAAAATTATTTTCGTGAAAGAGGGTTTGAGTCGGTATGCATGGAAGACTTTACTCCAGAAGAACAAATAAATATTTGTAGATCTGCATCAGACATAGTCTGTTATGTGGGATCAAGCATGGTCAATCTATATCATCTAGACCCACTAGATGACGGTATTGTAAATATAACTGTGTTAGCTTTAGCTGAACCACGTCAGCCAGAGTTTATTGATCAAATGTATAATCACTATTCAAATATTATTACATCAGAGTCTCAAAAGTTTTCTCAAAACATAAAAATAAGATTAATAGACATTCCACCTATTATGGAAGTTCCACAAGTTCATCGCACCCTGCAAAGGATGCTTAATCTTTAAAATGGATCTTAACTTTAATGATTTAATCGACATACTAGACGGAGAAGAGTTTGATGAGCGTCCAGTAGACCTACGCACATTTGTAACAAGCCCAGATTACCTAGGACTTCCACCTTTATCTGAGTATCAATATATATTAATTGAAAAATCTTCGCAGGTCTATAAAGAGTCTACTCTGATTAAATTATTTGGGGAAGATGAAGGAAAAAGAATGTTTAAGCAAACGGCTAATGAAGTTGTTGCTCAACTTGGAAAAGGTTCTGGAAAAGACTACTGCTCAACCATATCAGTAGCCTATATAGTATATTTACTATTGTGTCTTAAGGATCCAGCTCAGTATTATGGAAAGCCTCCTGGAGATTCTATTGATATCATTAACATTGCTATTAACGCACAGCAGGCAAACAACGTTTTCTTTAAGGGATTTAGAACACGAATAGATAAGTCTCCATGGTTTACTGGAAAGTATACTGAAAAGGCTTCTGAGATAAAGTTTAATAAGAATATAACAGTACACTCAGGTCACTCAGAGCGTGAGGCCTGGGAAGGATACAACGTTATCGTAATCATCCTTGATGAAATTTCAGGCTTTGCTACAGAAAATACAACTGGACACGAGCAAGCTAAAACTGGTAGTGCAATATACGAGATGTATCGTGCATCAGTCGATTCACGTTTTCCAGACTACGGAAAGGTTATTCTGCTTTCATTTCCAAGATATAAGAATGACTATATTCAGCAGAGATATGAGGACGTTGTTGCAGAAAAAGAAGTGGTAGTTAGATCCCACCACTTTAAGCTTGATGACTCTTTACCAGACGGAACAGATGGTAATGAATTTGATATCGAGTGGGAAGAAGACCATATATTATCCTATAAGTATCCAAGAATGTATGCTCTTAAAAGACCAACCTGGGAGATTAATCCCACAAGAAGTATAGATGATTTTAAGGTAGCGTTTTATAAAAATGCACCAGACGCACTAGGAAGATTTGCATGTATGCCTTCTGAAGCCATCGATGCATTTTTTAAATCTAGAGAAAAAATTGAAACCGCATTTAGCAATAGAGCTTTGGCCGTAGACGAATTTGGAAGATTTGAAAATTGGTTTGCGCCAGATCCAGATAAAGAATATTTCTTGCACGTTGACTTGGCCCAAAAGCATGACCATTGTGCCGTTGCAATGGCACATGTACAAAAATGGGTAAATGTAAAAGTGACTGATACATATTCCCAACCAGCTCCAATTGTAGAAGTTGATGCAGTTAGGTACTGGACGCCTACCCCAGATAAGTCTGTAGACTTTACCGAGGTTAAAGATTATATATTATCCCTTAGGACAAAAGGATTTAAGATTCGTGTGTGTACATTTGACCGATGGAACTCACACGATATGATGCAACAATTAAAACAGTATGGCATTAATACAGAAAACCTATCTGTTGCAAAAAAACATTACGATGATATGGCAATGGTTGTAGCTGAAGACAGATTAAATGGACCAGCAATTAAATTACTTATTGATGAGTTACTGCAATTAAAAATTATGAGAGATAGGGTTGATCACCCAAGAAAAGGATCTAAAGATTTAGCGGATGCGGTGTGCGGTTCTGTGTATAACGCAATTAGCAGAAGTAGGCCACAAAACAATGAAGAGATAGATATACATACCTACAGCTCTTTAAAGTGGGACAGAGAAAAAGAAGAAGATGAAATAGTTATGAACATGATAAGGCCACCAAGAATGCCCAAGAACTTATCAGATATGTTAGATGGAATGGAAATAGTATGAGTATATATCAAGAAAGAGCTAAAGAATGTAAATGCTGTGGTAAGCATGTGCCTCTACCAACAGTATTAAAAGAGTATAATGGAACCGTCTTATGTCCAACAACATTTTCTAATGTAGTTGAATATAAAAGAATTTGGGCTGCATCTGGTAAAAGACCGATGGGAAATATCCGTAAACATTTTTCAGAATATGTCCAGCAATTAGTTGAAACAAGTATTGACAAAAATGAAGACGGAACGATACAATAGTTACTTGGCAACAGTAGCCAAGTTGGTTAAGGCCCCGAACTCATAATTCGGCTACCGTAGGTTCAAGTCCTACCTGTTGCACAAAAGGAGTCAGTATGTACGAAGACAATTATGATGATGAAATGTTAGCCTATTATTTAGAAATAGGAGTTGTTAATTTAGAGGGCATGGACGAAAGCGGTGAAATGATTTATTCAATAGATCAAGAACTGGCTAAAGAGCTTGCCCCAGAATTATGGCAATCTCATATTGACTATGTTGATAAGTCTTTAATTGAGCTGTACGAGGCTGGCTTGGTAGATGTTCAATATGACGAAAATCTAGAGGCAACAATACGTCTAAGCGAAGAAGGCCACAGGATAGCTAAAGAAAAGGGTCTTGTAGAGATAGACCCTGCAGATTTTAAAAACATTCCAAACGATTAAAGATTATGATATAATTATAATAGGATGCCCTAATGGGGTCCTATAAATTAACTTATTCGCTTGAAGGAGGAATAAAATGGTAACAACATATACATGGGATCTTTTTAAGGATCCTTTTTTTATTGGATTTGATAGAGCTTTAGATACATGGAGCCACGCTCAAACAGTATCTAGTGCGACTAACTATCCACCATATAACGTAATCAAGGTAGACGAAGACAACTTTGTTGTCGAACTAGCAGTCGCTGGATTTGCTAAAACAGATATTGATGTATCAACAGCAGACGGCAAGCTCACTGTAAAGGGAGAATTAAACACAGAGGATAACGATTCGAAGTTTATCCATCGTGGAATTGCTGCCCGTAAATTTACTCGTGAGTGGGCTCTTGGTGAATATATGGAAGTAAAGGCAGCGGAACTAAAGGACGGAATGCTTAAGATTGATATTGTACGCATTCTACCAGAAGAAAAAAAGCCAAAGACCATCAAGATCAAATAAATAGTATAATAGAAATCTGCACCCCGTCACTGGGGAGTCGCAGATTCGGGCATCGCCGCCCAGGATAGTCGGGGGAGACAGCGACTATAAACAACTGGTATAGTCCTGAGTATGACTGTAAAAAACTGCTCTTATTTTTAAGGAGAATCATGTTCGAGTATTATGTTAAAAAAGTTACAAAGGTTGTAGATGGAGACACAATCGATGTAGAAATTGATCTGGGATTTGATATCTCTTTTAGTTCAAGAGTAAGATTAGCTGGTATTGATACACCAGAAAGTAGAACAACAGATAAAATGGAAAAGGCTCTAGGGCTTGAAGCAAAAGCTTATCTAAAACGTGAGATTGAATCTGCAAAAACTGTTGTTATTAAAACAGAAAAAATGGATTCATCTGAAAAATACGGAAGAATTTTAGGATGGGTATTCCTTGATGGATCAAAAGTATCAATGAATGAAAAAATGATTGAAGACGGACACGCCTGGGGTTACCTAGGAGACACTAAGGTTAAAGACTTTAACGCCTTAGCAGAGAAGAGAAAAAAGAGCGGCAAGTAGCTCCTGTGGGTAAAAAAATTAACATTCATTGGATGCAGAGATTCGATGGAAGCACTCCTAAAGAACTCGAAATTTTATCTAATGTACTAGATTTTGCTGGATACTATTCTGTGTTAAGTGTATACCACTCTAAGATACCAGACTATTGGATTAAAATAGCCAATATAATAAATCCAGAGCATAAACTAAAATATATGATTGCAATGAGAACATATGCGATAAGCCCAGAATATTGTGCAATGATGGTTGAAGCGTTTAATGAAATATCCCCAGATAGATTAATTTTAAATGTTGCTGCTGGTGACCTACACGCAGATGAAACCAGTAGATCAGATGTTGTTGCTATTTCAAATTTATTAGAAACGCATGAAGACAGGGTTAAGTATACAACAGAGTGGCTTGAAAAATTTACTAGCCTACCTATTTTAAAGAATAAACCCGAGATAGTTGTAAGCGGAACATCTAATGGAACAATATCAAATTCTGAAAAATATGCAGACGCCCATCTTTGTATGTACTCTAGCTATAAAAATGGGCTATCTAGTTTAATAAAAACAAAGCGGGTTCTTTTGGCGATGCCTATAATAATTCGTGACACAAAAGAAGAAGCTGAAGCGGTACATAATAAATTGCCAGATAATATGGGAAAAGCCTCTTGCCTTTTTGGTACAGAAAATGAGATAATAGGGTATATAGATGCTATGAGAGGTCAGGGGGTTACTGACATCCTAGTAAGTAGAGTTCAAATAGACGATGAATACTATAGAATACATAGAATGGTAAAAAAAATAAATGATGACCAAGCATGAAATAATTGAAATGATTGAGAGCTCTAGATCCGATAAGAAGATCCTGCAGTTAAAATCAATGTTTCCTGTTGTGCCAAAATGGGATCAATTTATTAATCATTTAGATTATCATTTTAATACCACGCCAGAAGGTCCTCAAGAAGAGTCTGATGAGTGGCACACAATACATAATGGAACAGTTGCTAAAACTGGTTATTATTTTCATGTCAGGGATGCAACATCAAGCGACAAGTTTACATTTTTCCCAGAATGCAGAGATGTAGTTGAATTTTTTAATGAAGTCTATAGCGAAAAAACTAATGGCGGTGCAACTTTTTTAAATATAGTTGGAAATGGAATGATGGTGCCAACTCATGTGGACGATGTAGATAGCGTGTTTTGGCAATGTCAAGGATCAACAATTTGGGAAGTATTTTTAAACAAAGAGGATCAGGGCAGAGGGATAGAGCCAATACAGAAAGTGCTGGTAGAACCAGGAGATGTAATTGTTGTGCCTAGAGGAGTATTTCACGGATTAAATCCTCATGTTTCAAGGGCAGCTATAGCATTTAGATACAGAGAAGGTGGTCAGTAGAATGCCTATATACGAATACAAATGTGAGTGTTCTCCAGAAAACATTGTTGCAAAAGAAAGATCTATAACTTCTGTTGAGCCTAACTATCTATGTAATGAATGTGGTAAAAGGTTACAAAGACATTACGGTTCTTTTGGTATACAGTTTAAAGGTAATGGCTTTTATAAAACAGATAATGTTAAGTAATTTAAATTAACATTCTGCTATAATATCTAAGTAAGCAAAGATATTGCATTACTTAGGAGATACCTAGTTGACTAGAAAGTTACAGTATTTTTTAACCAGCCTTTTTATTATCGGCTGGCTTTTCCTTTTTGGGCCCAGCATTGCAAATGCTGATGAGCCAACAGTTCAAGTAACTCCAGCTAATCCTTCTTCAGATACCGCTACAGCAACCACCCATATTACAGTTGAGACAGTTGCAGATAAGGTTGAAGCGGCAGCAGAGACATTGCAGGCAGCAGCAGAAACACAAGCAACTGCTATAACTACTACAATTCAAGCAAATGTTCCTAATACAACACCAACGCAAGCAGCTACAATTGCTACCACACAAGAGCCAATTGCTACTGCAGTAGCAGAAGCTACAGTAAAGGTTCAAGAAGCCACAACAGCGATCCAGTCTGCTGAGACAGCGGTTTCTGTTGCTACAACTGCACAGGCAGCTGTTGAGTCACAAACGACGGTAGTTGCAGAAGCAACAACAAATTTAAACAATGCTCAGACAGCATTAAATACAGTAACACAGCAAGTAGAGTCACAAACTGCTGTAGTCGCAACAGATGCTACAAATGTAGCAACGGCTCAAGCTGCAGTTAACGCACAGACCACTGTAGTGAATACCGAAACTTCAGAGCTAACCGCTCTTCAAAATACTCCTTCAGATTCTAAAACCTATACAACTGCTGGATATGTAGCACCAGTTGCTCCTGAAAACCCAACTACAACCACTACAACTTTACCTGAAATGTATGACGGTGCAACTAAAATTGAAACGCCATTTGATATTAAAATGGGAAATACTGTATACGAAGGGCAAGGATCTGCAAGTCAAATTTATGTAACATCTAAAGCAACTATAACATTTGGCACTGGAGATTATAATTGGTGGGATTTTCCTAACGGACCAAGCATTTCAGTATTTGGTTCTGATTTTCAAAGTGCTGGACCTAACGCTGGAATTACAGTAAAGACTACAGAAACAACACTTGCTGTTGACTGGGACTTACATTTATTTGGTAATCCAGCCAGCCCAATTACAAATGTTAACTGGACCATGACTGTAAATCCTGCAACTGGAGAATGGACAGGCGTTGGCACGGTTGCTGGAAACACAACTAATTTGTATAACGGACCTCGCATTGGTGTTAGAGAAGCTGCTGGTCAAGCAGTACAACCAATGACAAATGTAACTAATTCAGAATTAACTTCTCAAATACAAGCTCAGACCACTGTAGTTGCTACAGAAACTGCAGAGCTAACTACTTTAGTGCAAGAAAAGGATGCAGCAGTATCCGTACTTGCAGCAGACACCGCAGTACTAAATACATTGCAAGCACAAAAAACAGTTGCTGAAGCAGTAGTGGTAGATAAAACAGAAATAAAAGCAGTAGAAGTTGCAACTCTAACTCAACTTACAGAAACTGCGACAGCGACAGTTCAGGCTGCAGACACCCTTGCAAATACAGCAACTACAAAAGTAAATGAAGCAGTAACAGCAATGACAAATGCTGCACAGGTTACTACAAATTATTATGCAGAGCAGAGAGCAGCAGTACAAGCAGCGGCTCAAGCAGCTGCGGAAGCAGCGGCACAACAAGCAGCACAAGAAGCTGCGGCAGCGGAAGCTGCAGCGGCTCAAGCAGAGGCACAAGCAAAGGCAGCCGCTGAAGCAGCGGCAAAAGCAGAAGCAGAAGCTAAAGCAGCTGCAGAAGCTGCAGCAAAAGCAGAAGCAGATAGAGTTGCTGCTGAGGAAGCAGCAGCTAAAGCAGAGGCAGATCGTGTAGCAGCAGAAGAGGCTGCAGCAAAAGCAGAACAAGAAGCTAAAGAGCAAGCAGAGGCAAATGCAAAAGCGGAAGCAGAAAGATTAGAAGCAGAAGCAGAAGCTGCAAGACAAGCAGAAGAGCAAGCAAAAGCAGAAGCGGAAGCTAAAGCACAAGAAGAGGCAAACGCTAAAGCAGAGGCAGAGGCTAAGCAAGCAGAGGCAGATAAATTAAAGGCGGAGGCAGAGGCTAAGCAAGCAGAGAAAGAAGCCCTTGATAAAGCAATAGAAGATGCTAAAGAAGGTAAAGAATTAACTGAAGAACAAAAAGACGCAGTTGTTGAAAATCTTGTTGCAGATTTAAAACCAGGAGAAGCAGTAAGTTCTGCAGATATTAAAGCATCTGGAATTGAATACAAAGATCTTCCACCTGCAACACCAGTAGATGTTAGAACAGATGAAAATGGAAATGCAGTTGTAATTACTGCAGCAGTTGCTGCACAAGTAGAATTACTTCAGAATCCAGGAGCATTGGTAGAAGAATTATTTACAAATCCAGCAGCAGCATTGGCTGCATTTGGAAGCATAGGTGCAGATATGTCAGACGAAGAAAGAGAAGAGGCAACAGACATGGTTGTTGCTACAGTAGTTGCAGCAGGTGCCGCAATTAACGCAGCAGCAGTTGCCACAGGAGGAGCCACAGGAGGTGGCACAGGAGGCGGAGGAAGTTCTGGTGGAGGCTCAGGATCCAATTCACCAGGTTCACGAGGAGGTAGAAGATGGTAAGAATACTTAAAAATATAATGAAGGATCTAATTGATCAGGCCTGGACCCTTCTTGGTATGTTCATTGCTTGGGTCGTTTTGGACGGAAGTGCAAAAACTATAGTGGGCTATGGAATTATAGCCACTACAGCACTCTGGATATTAACAAGTCCTGCTAGAAATAAGGACTCAGAGTAGGGTATAATAGTGGTATGAAAAGAATAACTGCTATTGCTTTGTCAGGGCTATTAATGCTATCATTAACTAGTTGCGGGTATCAGGGTTTCTATAGATACCCATGTCAAGATCCTGCTAATTGGGAGAAGGCGGAATGCAATCCCCCAATCTGTGAAGCGACAGGCACATGCACTAAAGATGTAATTGGTAAAGATCAAATTACAACAACCGAAACAGGTACTTCAAATGGCTAGAGAAAGACTTACTGCGTCAGATTTAGACGCTAGATTAAAATTTATTTTAGGAATTACATTAGGCACAATTCTTTTGTGCACAACATTGGGAATTCTTTATGCTCTTATTTTCGTAACACAACCAATTGGCGGACAGTCAGAGAACGATAAGATGTTCTTTAACGTACTTGGTAGCGTTGCAACATTTATTACAGGAACACTCGCTGGTCTATTGATTGGTCAATCTGGTGCTAAGGATATTATGTCAGCACAGCTTGCTAACAAAGAAATGGATGCAAAGAATACACAGGCAGACAAAAAGCTTGAAGCAGAAATTGATGCAACTGCAGCACGTCTAGCAGCTAAGCCAGATGGAGCAATGCCAGAAGTACAACCAGTTGATGAAGATTGGGATAAGTAATTATGGCAGACTCAACTAAAAAGACACTTGCTAAAACATTAAGCTGGGAAACATTTCATTTAATTGGTGTTGCTGGCATTATTGCAATTGTTACATATATCATGACTGGTGAAGTCGAGTATGAATATGCAACACTAGGAGCTCTAGGATATATCCTATGGGAAGCTTTGGGATACTTTCTTCATGAAAGAGTCTGGGCAAAATTTGGGAATAAGGTGAAGTAATGGCAGATCAAGGAACAGCAGCACGTCTTATCGAAGTTGCTACAGCAGAAGTAGGAACTATTGAAGGTCCTAAAGATAACGAAACTAAGTACGGTGCTTTTATGAAAGCTAACTTCCAGCCATGGTGCGGAAGTTTTGTTAACTGGTGTGCAAACGAAGCTGGAGTAAAGATTCCTAATACTGTCTATACACCAAGTGGTGCACAAGCATTTAAGAAAGCTGGACAATGGATTGATGGAGACATCGCAGATCCAGAACCAGGAGATATCGCCTATTTTGATTTCCCCTCAGATGGCGTCGATAGGATTTCTCACGTCGGAATTGTTGTTAAAGACAATGAAGATGGAACTGTTTGGTGTATTGAAGGCAACACTTCTTCAAAGAAAAAGGGAAGCCAACGAAATGGCGGAGAGACTTGCAAACAACTTCGTGCTTTCAAGAAAAACAAAGCAGGCGTAATGATTTCAATTGTAGGATTTGGTCGTCCAAAGTTTAAGGCTGCGGGTGCTGCACCTACAACAAAGACTAAAGCAGAAAAAACATCTAATACAAAGTGCCCTACTTGCGGTAAGTAAATGAACACATACAAGGTCAAGATAGAGATTGATGCAGAAGTAGAGGCATTCTCTTCAGAAGACGCTGTAGATTATGCTAACGATATATTTGGTATAGATGATGAAGTTAAAAATGTTAAAGTTGTTAGCGTAAAGGAGAAGTAGCATGGCAAAAGAAGGATACAAGCCAACATCTGGAATGCAGTCAGCAGCACGTCGTGCTATAAAGTTGAAAGAGCAAGGAAAAGCTAAAGGTGCAGGAACTGCAGTAGGTTGGACTCGTGCAGGACAATTAGCACGAGGTGAAACTCTTAGTCTTTCAACTGTAAAGCGTATGTATTCATATTTTTCTCGCCATGAAGTAGACAAAAAAGGTAAAGACTGGGACAACTCAGAAAACCCTTCAAATGGAAAAATTATGTGGCTAGCTTGGGGTGGGGATGCAGGATTTTCTTGGTCTCGTAAAATAGTTAATAGGGAGAAAAATATGAAAAAGTCATTAGAAGTACAAGAAGTAATAGAAGAAATTAAAGATATGTTAGAAGATGCAATTAATCCAATAGATACAGTTATTGAAATTCCAGAAAATACTTTGGTAAAATCTGTAGATCCTAAGCCAGAAGATGAAGAAGATGAAGAGGACGAGGATTATGAGTCAGATAATGAAGAAGAAGATAAATGGAATAACATGGAAAAGGCTTGTTGGTCAGGATATACCCAAAGAGGTATGAAAGAGAAGAACGGCAGAATGGTTCCAAATTGTGTACCTGTTGAAAAGGCTTATGACGTAGAAGATAAAGAAGAAGAGCCTAAAATTAAAAAGTCCATATGGGATGGAACTTTTCTTAAATAAGTATTGACATAGCCGCAGATTTTACTGTATAATATATATCAGTGGGATGCTGCGGTTTATGTTTAAGGAATAATGTTAAATCTAACAGAACTAGGTGTCGAAGTCTTTATTAAAAAGGCCAAGAATATCACTCCTTTTTGGGACAATTACGATCTAGTAATTTGGAAAAAAGATATTAACGGATTTACAAATGTAAAGGGCATGTTCAAAGAGAACACATGGGGGACAGCAGAAAGAATTTCTGTTGATAGTAACGGAATATGGAAGTTGCCCACAAAGCATGTCAAGCATTTTAAATGATTTAGGCATAGATGAAGATGATCTAGATTGGTTCCACCTTGCAATATGCAGAGGTATGGATACAAATTTATTTTATGAAAAATACGAGTCTGATGCTAATATAGCAAGAAATATAGACGAGATGTGTTTTAGTTGTCCAGTAATGAAAATGTGTTATGAATCTGGTACAGACAATAATGAATATGGAGTATGGGGCGGAGTATATTTAAGTTCAGGTTCAATAGATAGATCCAAGAATTTACACAAAACAGCAGAAGACTGGAAGAGGTTAAAGAAAAAAAATGTTTATTAATAAAAAAGATATAAATGAGCATTTTAAATACGGAGTAAATGAATGGACTGGCGAACCAAACAAACCTGTTTTTTATACTGAAGAAATGAAGAAGGCAGTCCATCAAGTAAAGAAGCCACCGATGCTTCTTATGGACATAGTAATGTATCCACAGTTTTTAGCGTTAAGACTGTATGAAGATAATTTTTTACAATTCGAAGGAGCCAAAAAAGAAATGGTTATTGATTATGTAGGAAAGGTCAAGCGACTGCTTGAGTCATACGGAGTAAGATGCGAGCTGGAGGGCAAGCCTAGTGAAAGAATACTATGATGTGGTTCATGTTGTATACATCCATTCAGAGCAATGTCACGGTACTGTTGAAAAACTTGGTGCGTTTGCATCAACGGTTAACTACAATAAGAATGGCACGGAGTACAGCGAATTAATGGAAAATGAAGAGTTTAGTATCATTGATGAGATAATCTTTAAACATATTGAGGAATCAGAATAATGGAAAAAATATTATGCTATAGCTGCAATAAGTCTAAAAACAAGCTAGAAGTAAAGAAGTCAGTCCTTTTGCCAATTAATTTACTTATTTGTGAAACATGTTTTTCTTCTAAATTTGAGCCACGTTGGGTAATTATATTGGCTGGAAGATCTTCTGGTCCAGATCACGTAAAAGAATACATTGTAAAAAGACGTTATGTTGGTAACGAAATTACCGCTTCGGAGCTTTTAATTTAGTCAACTATTTTAAATTATAATTTTAAGTCGAGTATAATTAGTTTATTATGAGTATTCTTGAATGGATTGTGCTTGCCGCCGCCGCCGCTTCTGGCCTAGGATACTTTGGCAATAAATTTTTTAAGCTTTTTAAGACCTGGTTTCAATTTATTCAAGACTGGAATGGAACGGAAGATCGTCCAGGAGTTGTAGAAAGATTAGAACTCGGACACCTTAGATTTGAACATTTAGACGAAGAAATAAGAATTATTAAAGCTGAACTATTTAATAATCATGGCACCTCATTGAGGGATGCAATTGATAGAATTGAAAAAAATACCTCTAAATAACCTACTTGCACATCGAATTTTAAAATAGTATACTAGGTTATATGACCTGCATAGTAGCTCTAATCCATGAAAATAAAGTCCTCTTGGGGGGCGATGCTGCTGCATCAGATGATAAGTCTGGATTAATTTTTCAGCGCACAGACCCAAAAGTTTTTAAAGTAGGTCAGTTCGGAATAGGATTTGTTGATAGTTTTAGAATGGGACAGATTTTGCAATACGACTGGACACCACCAGTTTACAAACCAACTGCTGGATTCAGAAACTTAGATAAATTTATAAGAACAAAATTTGTAGAGTCGATTAAAGATTCATTTAAAGAACACGGTTACGGAAACTTTGGATCTGGAACTGAAGACGGCGATGAAGGCGGAATATTTTTAATAGCAGTTCAAGGCGCTGGAAGAATTTTTACAATGGATTCAGACTTTCATATAGGAGAAGCAGATGTTCAATACATGGCTGAAGGTGCTGGACAGGAACTAGCACTTGGTTCATTGTTTTCAACTGGATTAATAAAGACTCCACGCAAGCGTGTTAGAATGGCTTTAGAAGCTGCAGCAAAGTTTAATATGAGCGTAAGGCCTCCCTTTACAATTATAGAAGTCTAGAGTATAATAGATTTATGAAATGGGTTAATCGTTTAGCAGCTACCCTAATTGGATTAATTGGTATTGGGGTCATAAGAGAGTTTTTTAGCAGATACGACGTTTTGGTATTTGATAAAAATGATATAGAAGAGGCTAGGCAAGAGCAGGAGAACCCTGTCTCTAATCCAGTAGACTTGCGTGGAACTCCTACCCATGCTTGTGTTTGTGGATCAATTCATTTTTATGTAAGGGCTATCTTTGACGATTATGAGATTGCAACTTATTTTTTAGATATGCAGTGCGTTGAGTGTGGAGCTTTATTGACAGCCCCTACTCCATTAGACAGAGAGATAACAGAGTGAGAAAATCAGACAGAATTAGACTGCTTGAAATGGAAATGCTAAGAATGCAATTTCAGATAGAATATTTAAACACAGCAGTTAGACTTTTATTAGATGAAAATAAGGTCACAGGTCCAGAAATGGACGCTGGTAAGTGGTATAACGCTAAATTAAATAAAGATAAATAGGCTATTGACAATCCTTTTTGTATTTAGTATTATATAGTCTATGAATAAAAAAATACTAGTGGGCCTAATTGCCCTTACACTATCTATACCATCAATATCGCATGCAAACGTAAAGAACAGGACCGTATCGGCTCCGACCCTTGCAATTCTTGATACTGCGTTAGACACTTCTATCCCAGCTATTAAAGAAAAACTTGTATATGAGGTTTGTATACTAGAGTGGACAACTTGTCCTAACGGAAAATCTTTTATGGAAGGTCCAGGAGCAGCTTTCTTGCCTTTAGCATCTATTACAAAAAATGGATTTGATCATGGAACTCAAATGGCTTCTGCAGCAATTTCTGCAAATCCAAACATGAACATAGTTTTTGTTAGAATTATCGGGCAGAATGTTAATGGTGACAGACAAATTACAACAGAAAAAACAGTTTATTCTGCTTTAGACTGGGTGTATGCCAATAAAGATAAATTTAATATTAAGGCAGTGTCTATGTCTATGGGAGACTCTACTAGAGCATCAGGACAAAACTACTGTCCGTCTACCCCAACTACACAGCAATCAATTAAGAACCTATTGTCTGTTGATATTCCAACCTTTTTCCCTACAGGAAATGGTCGTGACTATTCAAGAGTTGACTGGCCATCTTGCATACCAGAATCCTTTGCTATTGGATCTGGTTCTAGAAACGGAATTGATCTAATTAGTAATTCTGACCAATCTTTAACAGATTTCTATTCTGTCGGCAACGCAAGAGTTACAGTGCCAGGAAACATTGTTAGAAATGCTGCTGGAACCTCTGTCTCTGCTCAAATTGCAGCAGCACAATGGCTTACATTAAAGCAAACTTATCCACAGTATACGGTTAAGCAAATTTCTGACTTAATCCACAAGACTTCTGTTAAAATTAACAGGGGCAAGAAGTTCCCAAACTCGTTTGGCAACCTATTTGACCTAAGTAAGGCAATCAATGGATAAGCAAATGACAGTGCTTGAGTCTATTGTACAAGATGTAGCAAAGGCCCTTTTTCAAAAATGGGCCAATGCTCTTCCTGAGGACCAGCAATCAGAAGAAACTATCTCTAATTTAAATAAGAATGCTACAGAGTCTACATATTTTGTAGTTAAAATGTTTATGGATAAGTTTAATGAAGCAGCAGATGATCTTAAGGACAAAAATTGATAGTAACGGATCAAAGTTTTGCTCAAGTTATTAAATCTCATAGTTTAGTTCTTATTGATTTTTGGGCAGAGTGGTGCGGCCCTTGTCAAAAAATTTCTCCTATTTTAGATGAGATCTCTGAAGAAAATGGGTTATGGGTTGGTAAGTTAAATATTGATGAGAATCCTGAAAAAACACAGGAATACTCTGTACAATCAATACCAACTATGGTATTATTTAAGGATGGAAAGCCAGTTCATAGAGTGCAAGGCGCAATGCCCAAGCATAAAATTTTAAAGGAGCTCGAAGAGTGGCTGAACTAGAATTTGAAGAATGGATGTCTTACGGGGTTAATAAAGGTTGGTGCGGACCTCCCGTATGCACTACACACGATGGACTACCAATGTCAGAGCAAGAGGATACAGAGTTTGGCGAAGGCCAAGATCCATGTATCCACGTTGTTCGAATGTATGATGGCATTGAAATGAAAAAAGAAATAGAAGAATATCACTCTCCGTCGCAATGGCGGAACTCATACATGAACTAGAATTCCACGCTCATCTAGAGGTGGATAAATTAAGGAGAAAAAAATAAATGAAGTCATTTAAGAAAGTATCGCTAATCATCGCTGCAGCCCTGACTAGCACAATGCTTGTATCGCCAGCAGCTCAGGCTAATGCTGGAACTGTTACCCTAACGGTAGCGGGATCTGCAGCAACAGGTGGGACAGTAGTAACAACTCCTGTTTCATTACCAGTGCCAGCAGATAACAGTGTAGATGCAGCAGATGCATTGAAGATTGCCGTAACAGGCGTAGACACTGGAACAGTAGTTACAGCAGTTGCGGTAAATGCAACAATTGTTCCTGCTTTATCAGCAACTGGTGCAGCAGTAACAGCATCATCTGGATCCTCAACGCTATCAATTGCAACAGGAACTGGAACATCAGCAGACTTTTATGTATATACTAAAAGTACAGCAGTAGGATCAGTATCGATTACTCGTGCTGGAACTACAACAGTTTATTATGTGCAAGGTACCGCAGGTGCTTTGAACTCAATTACACTAACCGCTCCTGCATCAGCAGCAGCAGGTACATCACAGGTGCTTAAGGTATCTGGATTTGACGTGTTTAGTAA